CCTCGTCAAACGCACCCGAACATATACAATATTCCGCGCATAGTCCATAGATAAACGCCGTCTTTGAAATATCCGTTTCCGAATAATCAATATTAGAGTTAATATCGTATACTGGTGGAATACAAGAATAAACGACTTTTACGCTTGTGCCGTTTACCTTAATGTACTCGGGATAATGTACGAACTTTACGGGGTTATCCCCTTCGTACACATCAAGAATTTCCAACGGCTGAAAACTAAGGTCCTTAAAATAAATTTTTCCGTCGTTTACCCTAATATCTTCAGTCTTTACTAGCGGAATGAAAGTACCCGCTAGTTCACCGATTATCATATTAAGCAAACTAACCATTTTATTTACGGTGTCTAGAGTATCACTAGAACTCTCTCGCCCATTTTCTAAATATTCGACCACGTCTTTTCTTCCAACTACGCTCGCTGTGGAATTAATAATTTCTTTAATTGTCATACTACCTCCTTAAATAAAATTGCCCGATATTACTAAGTAAAATCGGGCAACTATGGGCTAATGCCCTATTTTATAAGTTTCATTACGCTTCGGTTATGCCCGAGAGAAGTCCTTGACCATTTGGACGAGAACAAATAAGATCTGCATACTTAACAAGCGTAGCCGAATAAACGGGTTTACCAGGAAGTTGATGAAGTACTTTTCCATCGTCATCGGTAAGCCATTGCCAATCGCAAAGTTGATGCAATGCGAAATCGTTTGTGTTAAGTAAATACATATTCCCTCTAGGACAGAATCTATCAACGACGATTGGAATACCATTATAGCTTAATGCCTTAAATCCTCCCGCAAGTTCCATAGTGTCAACCGTGCGCTTGTTTTGTGAAAGCATCTTTAACAATGCTCTTCTTACGCCCCAAGAACACATTATGAAGTTTACTGCTTGTCCGCTGTTTGCTTCAATATTATCAAGTGCGGATTGAATTTTCATTTCGTCAATCTCTCCTACCTCAGTCAATATGTATGGATTGAGCCAAGAGTTATTGAATTTATCCAAACCATAAATGGTCGGATTTTCGTAATCAAACAAAGTGCCAAGCCCGGTGATCTCATTATTGTAAGAACCCTGAACGGTGATAAGCGTTCCAATAGGCGTTTTAGCTAATGAAGCAGGTTCACCGCTGAGCATTATCAACTTGTTAGTGTTGTCAACTGCCTGCACTCGTCTGTTCCCATCAATAATGTTACCACTAGCATCACGGAAATCAATCGGCATTCCCTCAATAAAGTTTTGTACTTCGTCTACAATTACTACACCGTCAGTTACACCTAATACTGTAGAAACTACGCCCTTACCATTGCCGAAAAGCATTCTACCAAGGTTGAATGTACTTGCTTTAATCAAGCCATCCATTTCAGCGTTTAAGAGGTTTACAAATGCGCCCGCATTGTTTTCTGATGCTCTAATTGCCTTGTCGGAAATTTCAATCACACCATAAAGGTTTTTAAGTGTGGTAACGAATTGACCATATCTTCTGACAGCGTTTGGTAAACTCAGACTCTAATGAGTTATAAGCGGAAAGTAATGCGTTTACGTCCTTAAATTTACCTAATGAGACTTCGCTTTTTTCTTGTTCCTTTATCTGTTGATTATCATTATCTGTCTGTTGAACGTTTAAAAGTTCGGTTTGTTCATTAATTGTTTCCATTTAGTTCTCCCTTTTTTAATTTAATATTGTTTTCATGCGCTTTTACGTGCGCGGTTATCCTTTGTCTTGCATCAGTTTGCATATCGCCGTATTCACTCAATAAATATCTTACGTGCTCATCAATATGTACGCTATCGTCATCAATGTAATCAACTTCAACTGCGTCTTTAATTAAAATCTCGTTTTCTTTTTGAGCCTTTTCCTCGTGCAAACGTGACAAGCCTTTTTGATAATCGAGTTCTTTATATCCCAATAGTGATAAAATTTTTTCCTTTGTCGCAGGTCTTAATTTACCCTCGTCATCTTGTAGAATTCCGCTTTCATATAACTTGAATATCATATCCTTTTTTTGGCGGTTAGTGTATAAAAGTTCGTTTTCACTCTCTAGATAAACGTCGTCAGAAGTTACGGAAATGCTATCTGCGTAATAAATTTTAGTCTTGTTATAACTATCAACCCCATTTACTGCTCTAACACCGACGGTAAACTGTCCATAAAGCCTTATGGTCTGTTTTGCCACCTCTATAAAACTTTTTCTAATTTCTTCAGCAGTCATAACTAATCTAGAATTGTCTTGCTCTACTAAAATTTCCAAGGCACTTGCACTCGTTAGCGTAGCATTAGAGGCACTTGATGAAACGTCACTTACACCACTAATTATTACAAATTCGTTTATTAATTTGTTTTCTTCTTGATTAAAATCTTCAGGCATACTCATATCTGACATCATTTCCGGTGCTTTTGAGCCTTGTCTATATACTAAGATTTTACCAGGTGACAATCCCTCTTCCTCTAAATCATCAATATCTACAGAGCCGTCTTCTACTGTCATTACTCCCATAGAAAGCCTATTCAAAAATTCGTGTTTACGATTTTTGACTGCGTTAAACGCACGCTGAACTGGGATAAGCCTTTCTACAATACTTGTACCAAAGAAACACCCCGCTTGAGAAATTGAGTTTTGTTTAACAAACGGAAAAACTCTTTTCCCTTGTTCACCGTTAATGAATGGTAATTCTCCATTGTACAAAACTTTTCCACCTGCAACCGTTATTAATCTACCATTTGGATAATCTTCAGTTGGTTTTTCATATCGTTCAATTATGACAACGGCATCACTTACCACTTCATTACTATTTAAGCTAGTACTTCCTATCTTATTTAAATTGTAAACCCCTATCTCTTCGCCTTTAAGAGTTACGTTATATTTTTTCTTAATTTCTTCTACACCCACTGCTTTTGCGTGTATTATGCTCGTACACGCTTGTAAATCTTCAGTATAAATACTGTCGGGGAAGATTTCAAAAGGCGACACGGGAATTATCGATACTTGACCGTCGAAAATTTCTCGTCCATCAAGTTCACCAACCTTGTTTCCTGAGTTTTCATTCCAAACAACCTTATAAAATCCGCTACCACAGGTTTCACTCCATACGGTAACTTTCTTTGCAACGCTAGTTAAGTCGCATTTTTTAAATGTTTCGGCAATGAGTTTTTCCGCCATCACAGCACCTGCAACATCTTTATCGTCGTCGCTTTTGGGACGCACGGATACGTTTGGCAATACTGTTGAAAACTTAGCCAGCCTACTTTCAAGAATAGGTGCAATGTGATTATAAACCCCACGATTTTGCCAATAAAAGGTCTTACCATCGTCCGCAAGTTCGCCTTGCGCATTTATTTTGCAGTACTGATTTCCAGATGCAAAATTCATATTTAGCACCCACTGCTTTTCGTATTTTAGACGCTCTTTTTGTCTTACTTTAAAGTCTTCTTCGATTTCTTTAACAAGCGCCTTTTCTAACTCTTCGCGTTCTTTCTCCGCTCGCATTTTTTCAATTTTTTTCTGCAATTTTTCTCTCCTTTAAGAATTTTGTTTAAGTAATTCAAGAAGTCTTGTTTTTTCTTTTTCTAACTCTTCATCACTCATAGAACTAATAGGTTTATCGCTCTCTAACAACATTTTTAGAGCAGTCAAATCTGGTGGAACGTTTTTTTTAGTAACCTTTTTTTTACTGAGTTTTACCGTGCCGTCCTCATCACTTACATATTCTTCTACAATCTCTTTTACGTCGTAACCGAGAGCCTTTTTTATCAAAACTTGCTTAAAATCACTTATCGTTTTTTGGTTTTTAGTTTTTTCTTTCATTCATAATATTTCTTATTAGTCTCTCCTTGTCCTTTTGAATTTGAGTTTTTTCTTTTTTATGGGGAAGATTTTCCGGTTTTGTCATAATATAATACCTTAGTTCGTCTAGACTGTGGTCATCTTTTTTTATTGGAGATTCTCCCTCACCCCATCGGTAACTTTTCAGTTCCCTTATCAAATTTACGCAAGAGGGGAAAATATAAATTTTAGGTTTTCCGTTATTAATTTTTAAAAACTGTTTAACCCTCTGTATCCCACTGAACGTATCTTTGTTTACTTTAGGATTGGCTATTATTCCATAGTCATAAAATAATTCTGTTACACTTTTACTACCCGACAACGTTCTTTGATTTGCCGCTGAATCAATTAAGGCGTTAAGTCTGCCTCTACTATCTCGTTTCCAACCCAATTGATTGCTTATTTGGTGTATTTTCTCCGAGTGGTAAGCGACGTCCTTTCCCGCCTCATAACTTTCCGCAACAACATAGACGTTACCATCATAATCCACACAATACCAATGTGCTGACAATGGATTGTTAAACCCAGGGTCAATTGAAATTGTGTCTTGCCACTCTTTAGGTATATTAAATGGATTTTTAAGAACGTGTACGTTTTCGTCAAATTCAGGATACACCAACCCACTACTGTGCTTAAACCTACCGTATCTTCTACTCTCAAGTTGATCATCAGATAGCGACTCAGTAAGTGTACAAACTTCTTCTTTATCTAGATATGGATTATCCGCCCATTCCATAAATTCGTACCAAACTTCTTTATTGTTCTTTTTATTTAGATAAATTTCGTCGTGAATAAATGTTAGCCCTTTAAGC